ATCGTTCTAAATCGGCTGTTTTTTGCCGCATTCCTCCGGGGGGCATTCTTCGCAGAATTGGTGCTCGATGAGGCAGGCACGACCCCGATTGATATTGCCACGCCCGATCCAAACTCCGCAAGGTTCAGAAAAGTCAATGACCCGGCGCGCGGGCAGATATGGGAATTGGGCCAATGGCAAGGATCACAATGGGTTACGCTCGATAGGGAAACGATTGGATATGTCCCGGTCGATCCGTTTCCGGGGAGTCCGTATGGTCGTCCGCTTGCGACACCGGCACTGTTTTCGGCGTTGTTTCTGCTTGGCATGTTCCACGACCTCCGCCGTGTTGTATCTCAACAAGGTTATCCCCGCTTAGACCTGGAGTTAAATCTTGAAGAACTGCTAAAAGCAATGCCAGCGGATTTGGAATCAGACCCCGAAAAGGTGAAGGAGTGGATCAGTACAACGCTGGATGAAATCAGCGATGTTTATAGCGCACTTGAACCCGATGATGCGTATGTTCATACCTCTGTCATTCAAATTAACCGTCCAGTCGGAACGGTTAACAGTTCAAGTTTAAGCGCAGTCGATGGGCTAATTCGCGGGCTTGAACGGATGGCGACGAGGGCGTTAAAATCCATGCCGCTTTTGATGGGGAGCAATGAAGGCGTCTCTGAGACACATGCAAATCGGCAATGGGAAATACACGTAGCAGGGATTAAGAGCATTCAGCATCTTTGCGAGACACTGATGGGCCGATTATTTACTCTCGCCTTGCAATCGCAAGGAATACAGGCACAGGCGGTATTGAGGTTTGCAGAGCTGAGGGCATCAGAGGAATTGAGGGACGCGCAAACGGAAACGATAAAGATTGCAAATGCAACGCTAAAGTATCAACAGGGCTGGATCTCTCAAGATCAGGCATCAGAAGAGGCGACGGATAGCCCCGCGGATGTGCCTGAGCCGCGTGTGGCATTAGAATCGCCTGTTGTTGCTGCCGTTGGTGGCTCATCGATTAACGGTGACATGCGACGACGCTCTATTGAAAGTTTGCGACTTCAAATTACCCCAGAAGGTGCAAATAATCCACTGCCTGAAGTGCCTGAATCTGTGGGCATTAGTGACACAGAGATTGCCCTTGCTTTGGGAACGTGGAATGATTTGATGACTAATCATCAGGACCTGCTCAGCGCGAAGGTGGAGAATAAAGCTGATTTCGATGACGATATTCCAACGATTATCGTCGGTGATTGGATTTTCAATCAGGATACAAAACGGTATCGTAATCCTGAGACGGGCCAATCTGTCACGCAGCGTCAAGCGGTCACATTGCGTGATAATTTTATCGCTGAAATTGAATTCAACCCGCCATCGCCTTCCGAACAGCTTGCAAAGGGTGACATGACGATCCAGAACTGGGAGCTTGAGATGCGTAAGCAGATTAAGCAATCCTACCTTGATGAGTTCGCGCTTGGCAAGGGTGGCCGGAACAATTTAACGACCTCGAATCTTGACGACTTAGGCGGCCTGTTGAAACGTCAGTTTGATTTTCTGCATAACACGGCTGGACAGATTCAAAATGGAGAGCTGAGTGAGGCGCAAATTCAAAGCCGAAGCAATCAATATTTAAACTCATCAACTCAAGCCTATGAATTGGGCAAATCGGCGAGTTTCGGGGTGCCGCGTTTCCCCCAGTATCCGGCTGACGGAAATCAACTCTGCCGATCAAATTGTAAATGCCGATGGGAGATTATCGAAGATGAAACCGAATGGAAAGCAACGTGGGTGCTCAACCCCGCCGCCGAACACTGCGAGACGTGTGAATCAAATGCCCAAAGATGGAGCCCATTGGTGGTCTCAAAAGGCATTGCGCGGGCCAGCACAAAGGCGGAAGTTATGGCACATCTTAACCGACGAACGCAAATGCTACACGGACTCAGTAAATCGAATGGCCGTGCCGAAATAGGAGGGAACGATGGCAGAAGGTAAGCAGGACAATAAAGAGTATGCAGCCCGGATATTACCCGCCCGAATTATCCACCGTGATACTGCTCAACCGCGCCAGATATTAAGAGAGCATGGGATCATTGATTCGGATGAGGATGTATTCATTTTTTCGGCAGAGATTTCCAATAACAATCTTGATGCCTATTTCACCCATATGGATGAATCAACACTCAGAAATTTTGCGAGTGACGCGAAAGAAGGGATTTCGCTTCAAGATAGCCATAACCAGCACATGCTTGGCTATGGGCAATCTTTTGATTCTGTATTGGAAATTGATGGTTTAAAGTCACGGGTCATCGCTGATTTTTATACGATTCGCGGGATAAATTTTGGCGGGAATCATTCGTATGCAAGTACAGATGATTTTATTCGCGCAGTCGAAAAGAAGCTGGCCAGGGATGTATCTGTGGGGTTTTATGGCGGTGAAGAAACCTGTGACCTCTGCGGCGACCCGATATGGGGTCGATTGACCGATTGCCCGCATTTGCCCGGCGTTAAGTATCCTACCGGCGATCGGGGAAATGAAACGATTGTATGCACAGCTTCAATTATCGACGCTCGGCTTTCTGAGGTATCTGTTGTCTATGACGGTGCGACACCGGAGGCGGAACTGATACGGAAAGCAGAGCGCATGATTGAGAATGGAGATCTTGATTCAAGTACGATAAACATGCTTGAGTCAAAGTATCGAATCAAATTGCCAGTTGAACGGCTTGGCGAAAAAAGTAAAAAGGGGGAATCTCAAGTGCCTGAAGACAAACAAGCGACCAATGTTGATCCATTAGGCGAAATTCGTGAGCAATTGCGAAAAGTGGATGATTACACCATCGAAGGTATACCCGCTGACCCGGTTCGCGGGGTGGCATGGCTGATCGGACAGAATCAGGAACTCACTCGCCAGATCGGTGAGCAGAACACGGAAAATGAAACATTGACTCAGCAGGTTGTCGAACTCAGACCGCTTGCTGAAGATGGCAAGCGATATCGGAGCGACCTGATTACCGACTCACTTGAATGGGGGGTCCGTGCATTGGGTGATGAGTTTGATAAGGAGGCGAATCAGACATTGATGGAGGTATTACCTCTTTCACAAGTTCGCCAGATGTGCGTTTTGTGGCAGCAGATGGGAAATGCACGATTTGAAGGCGGTCAATCCACCACGGACGATAAAGAACCGGAAGACTTCCAATGGAAAGATCCGCTAACTCCCGACAACGCTTTTGTTTGAAAGTTCAATCCTTAAAAAGTCCGCCGATCGCTCGCCAAAGTTGAGCGATCGGCGGACAACGTACTAACCGCATGATGATTGCGTTTTGCCGTCATCAATGCAAGTCCTGTTACGGAGGTTATAAAAAATGGCAGATCCACGCGATACAGTCGAATTTGAAGGCTTGCACGCCGAACATGCGACTTTCAAAATCGATGCGAGTACGATTACTTATGACAAGACGAAGACGAATGGCAGCGCACAAGTGGGGCTTACTGTTACTTTTTCAGCTGACAGAACCATTCAGCTAATCGGGGATGGTGAAGCCGTGCTAGGTAAACTGATAGCCGTGGAAGCGGACGACAAGGCAAACGTTCAGATTGCCGGGATAATGACGCTGAAAGGCGGAACATCGGCAACGCTCACAAGAGGCAAGAAAATCGTCGGTGACTTGCTTTCAAGTGCGGAAGGCTATATCCGTGAGGTTGCAGCAGGGACAGCGGCGGAGTTGGCGGTCGCAAGAGGCTACATCATTGATGATGATGCCACAAATCCAATCATCTCTCTTTGAGAAGGAAAATAAGTTAAGGAGGAAAAATGAACACACCAAGATTAGCAACAGCACAGCCCGCAGGCAAAACGGCGATAACCACAAAAGTCAAGCCCAAAGCGATGCTCGAACAGATGGGGCCTTCAGTTTATCGGCAAGCATACCAAAAAGGCATGAGCATGAGCGCATATTTGGAGTACCAAGATCCGTCGGGGGAGTACAACGACGGGCTTGATGCCTACAGTCGCCTCCTCCAAGCGGCAGGAATCCGAACGCAATCCCATCCAGAGATGGGCGTGTGGGCGAGCGAATACGATGCTTTTATGGAAAATGAACACACCCGTGCATTGGTTCCAGAGTTTTTTGCGCGAGTATGGCGCGGTGTTCAGACCCAGAAATCGCCTTCAACTCGTGGGTTGCTTTTGAGCAGTGATGGGGTTCCGGGTTCATGGGAACGACCTTATGCGGAAGCCGCAGATGCTCGATGGGACAAGCAAATTGCACCGGCTATACCGCTATCGCAAATGATAGCCATTACAACACCTGTGGATAGTAACACCTACCGGAGTTTTTATCTGACTGATGACCCAACCCAAACGCGGATGGTACGTGTTGCGGAAGGCGATGACGTTCCTGAGATGAAGCTAACGAGCGCAGAACACACAATCGATCTCTACAAATACGGCAGATCGATTCGCGCAACCGATGAGCAACTCCGGCGGACACGGATTGACAAAATCGCATTCTTTATCCGGCGAACAGCGATTCAGAGTGAAATTGATAAGGTCGCCGCGGTCCTCGACATTCTCGTGAACGGCGATGGTAATAGTAATACAGCAGCAACAAGCCACAATCTCACGACGCTTGATACAAGTGCGACCGCGGGCACATTGACCGTCAAGGGCTGGTTAGCATTTAAGATGAAGTTTGCAAATCCCTATCAGATAATGACAGCATTGGCACAGGAAACGGTTATGCTGCAATTACTCACGCTTAATATTGCGAGCGCAAATGTGCCGCTGGTTTCCGTTGCCGGTCCGAGCGGGTTTGGTCAGTTTACGCAGATCAATCCTGGACTCCGCGAAAACGTGATGGTAGGCTGGACATCTAACGCGCCTGCAAATAAAATCGTCGGTACGGATACACGTATGGCGGTCGAACGGCTCACAGAAATCGGCAGTAATATTAGTGAGACCGAACGCTTTGTGGCAAATCAGACGCAGATTCTGGTGATGACTGAGGTGGAAGGCTACGACATCTTAGACGGTAATACCTCTCATATTCTCGTGGTCAACGCCTAACAAAAAGGGAGGAAAGGCCGAAGTGAAGACAATTAAGGTGAAATCCACCGATGAAACGAAGGTGGGTATCTGGGAAGTCAATGAAGATCATCCCGATGGTGAAGTGTTTGTGTCGAGCGATGCAGTTGTGGAGGTTGCGAAAACCTCCTCGGTTAATAAAGCACTTGCGCGGGGGTTAATCGTGGAAGTGGTTGAGACAAAACCAGCCCGTAAGAAACCGGCTTCGAGCTAATTTATGGCAATATTGACCAATAGTGATTATTCGGAAATCCGATCGGCGATAGATGTGGCCCTCGATGACGATGATTTGTCAGATAC